GTCAAATTGTTTTTCTACACGTTTCATTGCCTCCTTTGTTATGTTACCAAAATCTACAGCTTGTTCCTTACGGACTTCAAACTGCACCTCATCATGGACGTTAGCCACTGGCTTGGCATCCACGTTCTGCTTGGCGGCTTCATCAATTATATTTATAAGCCATTGCTTACATATAATTGCACCCGCTCCTTGAATAAGTGTATTCAAACTAGAGTGGATAGACCGTGCAAGTAGAATTCTTTTATCAAGTGCGACAAGTTGGTACTCGCCGTACTTACGTTTACGTTCTTGTAAGAATCTTATTAGTGTTTGGTTTAGTGTCTTCATTCCACTAACTTTATTTATAAATCGTTTACGACTTTCTAATCCAGCAACTGTATCTCCTCCAACTATCTGACCTAGCTTTGTATCACCAGCTCCATAGATAAATGCATAGACCCATGTCTTTGCCGTTGGTCTATCTTTAAGTCCGATAATCTTTTGGTTATAGGTATGGATGTCTCCGTCCACAACTTGTTCTGTAAACTTAGGGTTCCGTAAGTAGTGAGCAAAACATCTAAGCTCTAGCCCACTTGCATCGGATCCAACAAGACAATACTTATCTGGATCTGATACCGTCCAGAGTGAGCGACACTCCTTACCATATGGGGAATAACTTGCTGGAACCTGTGCCATATTAGGACCGTAATGACTCATACGAGAAGTCACACATCCTAATGTTATTACTCTCCCGTGTACCTTGCTGTCATCTTTAACATTCTTTAACCACGATTTTATTTGGGATACTCTTTTCTCAAACAATAGGTACTTAGCAATTGTCTTTGCCTCTGGGTAATCTAATCCTTTTAAAACTTGCTCATCAATAACTGGTAGTCCAGTGGGTGTGGTTTTAGTAGGCACCCATTGATATTTCTTTTGCAACCTCTCGGCTATTTGTTTTCTGGAACTAGGATTAAACTCATCGACATGATCTTTCAATGCTCTACCTGTGGTCTTATGAAACCGTGGTGTATGTATTGTAGGAAAGATTGTTTGTAATTCTTTCTTTAAGTCTTCTGCTTTTGTTTTTAATTCTTCCAGCAAATCATGTGCCTTATTTATATTAAGATAAAATCCATTAGCTTCTTGTTGGTCAATGATCCTTCTAACTCTATGCTCCATTCTCACACTTTCTTTACCGAACCTAGATATTTTTGGTGCTAGGTGTTGCATAAGTAATCGAGTAATGTGTACATCTTGTTGGCAATAGGTCACCATCTCCTCCGAAAATTCAGAGAAGTCTTTGAAGTCTATTTTATTTCCACTGTCTAATCTTTTACCCCAAGCTTTTAAACTATGGCCACCCTCTCTATGTGCATTGACCATCTGTGAAAGCAAGAGGGTATCAACAATATATTCAATGGGTATACGAATATGTAATAGTCTCTCCAACACTGGCGCATCAAAGCTTACACCATTGTGCATAATATATTTACGAAATTTACCGTTCTCAGCATAATACATATTATGCCATCCAATAAATTCTCTACACCCTTCTGCTTGACGGAAGTTTTTCATCATACCCGTTTCATAATCTTGTACACATATACAATGTATCTTGGTTGCATCAAGACTATCGGTCTCTATGTCTAGAACTACTGTATTAAACTTTGAAGCCATCGTTTACCTCCTGGAAATCATCGTTGTCTTTTTGTTTTGGGTTAGGTACTTCAGTCAATCGACCACTATCCTTATGCCATTGTAGCCAACAGCAAGGGCCAGTCTCTCCGCTAAATCTATTCTTCAGAACACGGACAGTTGTTCTGTTTCTCTTGCTCTCTTCTTCTGCTTGTCCATTTCTTTCTAATGAGAAACAAAAGTCAGAGAGCTGCGCAATACCATGTGAACCTCTGAGTTGTGATAGACTTACTATCGCACCCTCTTCGTGTCCACTATCGGAACTGGCTCGTCTGCTTAGATGAGACACCAACATCAGATGTATGTTCTGTTCCTGGACGAGTGTTCGTAGCCTTGTCATTATGCTATCGATTGCTCTTCTCTCATTCTCTGTAGTCATAGCCGATACAATCATAGTCAAGTGATCGAGTATAATAAACTTACAATCCAAACCACTAGCCAGATACTGTACCTTAGATATAATGTTATCTATATCGGTTGATCCAAAGTGATCCCACATTCTTATCTTGTTTGTACCTAGTGTAGCCTCCCAAGCTTGTCTCTTCTCTTCCATAGTAGACTCACAGAATGGTAGGTGTAATGGTTTGTTTGCATGTACAGACATAATACCTTTGGTTGTTCGTTCAATAGATTCTTCTAGGAATAAACAACCAACTGAATGACTACTGTTCTTTATTATATGATAGGCTAGTTCCCTCATTACACTAGACTTACCTATCCCAGACCCCGCAGTATAGGTACATAACTCTCCGAGTCTCATACCATAGGTCATAGTATTCATACCATCCCACGGATAAGGTATTGATTCTATTACCTTTTCATTAGCAATAAGATCCCAAGTATTCTCACCAAGTATAATACCCTCTGGTGTATATGTTTTTGCTTCATAGAATCTACTTATAAAATCCTTTTGTTTACCTTTAATTAAATACTCATTCGCATCTTTAAGATTAAGATTAACGATGTGTACTTTTTTTGGAGGGAATAGTTCGGCTACTCTTCTACTAGCCTCACGTCCTGGATCGTCGTTATCAAAGCATAGGTATATCTTTTCAAAACTATTTAAAAATTCATACTGCTTTTTACAATCGGTGATAGCTCCAGCTGCACCAGTTCTAACACTAACAACAGGATATCTTTTAGGTAACATTTGTGATACTGATAGCGCATCAATCTCTCCCTCACATATTGTTATTGTTGTATTATTTGTAGCGCTAAACAAATGTTGACCAAAAAGTGTAGCCTTACCTACCTTGCCTTCAACAGTAAATGATTTATCTGCTACTCTTCTGATTTTAGTAGCCACAAGATTGCCACTATCATCGAAGTATGGATAGTGATGTTTATATAAGTCTGGTTTATCTGGGTTTGTTATAGTTACATTATAAAAACCACACACTTCTTGTGATATGCCTCGATCTTCTATAGGTCTACTGTTACCTAGTATTCTTAATGTCGGCGCCGAGCCTTGAATTTTTGTGTCATCTCCGAGCAGTTCCTCAAGTCGGGTCTTGTCCTTGGGAGGTTCGGTGTAGGTGCGGCACGAGAAACAATACCGACTGCCATCAGCATATAAAGCATTGGCATCCGATGATCCACACTGTTCACAACTGGTGTGTCGTATGAAACCTTTTGGGTCTGTTTGTGTCATAGTCGTCTCCTTATTATTTTTGCGGGTCTTGCCCTATAAATACATCCTCTAATTATTTTTGTCAAGGGGTTGCCAGATTTCGAAATCAATGATAGCCTATCCCCATATACAGAGGGAGACTATATATAGTCTAGTATTAGTCTAATGCTAGTTCTCGTAATTACTACTATATACTATATATATATCTCTTTATATATCGTAATGACTATATATAACTAGTAATAACTATATATAACTAGTAATAACTATATATAACTATATATAGTGGCCACATCCTTTATTTTTAGCCTTGAAGTTTTGTGTTCTCCCGTGACAATTACGGCATAGCACCATCGAGTTTGACAGACGGTTGTTGTGACGGTTCCCATCGATATGATGGAACTCCATCGGCGCCTCCTCTTCTGTTGCCCCACACTGGTTGCAGTGCCATTGGTTAGTATCTTTGAGATAAGATATGATCAGTCTTTTCTTACCGACAGACTTACCCATATTCTCATCTCGCTCTATTTTTATATTGCGAATATGTTTGCGATGTTTTTGTTGACAGACATTATCACAATACTTGTTCATCGTGTTACTGCGGCGCTCGTGTTTTGTATTACAGTAGGCGCAGTGGTAATGACCTGGACTACTCTTCTGCCGCTTAACATACAGCTTGTTGTTAACTTTTGCAGCACAACTAATTGAGCAATACTTTTTTTGTGGAGGGGCGAGAACAATG